TCCAGCCTGCGTTTGCAGCACCCTGATATATTGGTGCCCCAGTGTTTCCGCCTGGCATTTTCTCTATATTGCTATTTGCAGACCTAAGTTTGCTTTTCGCGTCGTAATATCCTGCTGCCGGAATCCCAAAATATGTATAGTTGTTATCCTGCGTTACAGCACCTGCATTGACCGTTACTCCACTTTTGTCAGCCGGTCCGTTTACGCTAACCCTTGACAGTACCTTCCCACTGTCCGGGGTTATTGCAACACTGCCATACAATAGTGACTGCGTTTTTTCCTGCAATGATATCCCCGCCTCAACCCGCGATAAACCATCGTACCCGTCATCTGGAACTATCACCGCAGATGGAGTGTTCGTATTTAGCGTTACAGCCTTTTCCTGCAGGTCTGGCGTTGTTTTAATTTGTTCTATGTTTCCTGCTATTGTCGCAAATGTCGCATCTGTAGCCGTTGTTACACCTTTTTTAGTGACGGCATTGGCTACAAGGGTCTTACCGTCACTGACAGATTTTTTTAATGCGCTTACCTCTCTTTCCATGCCTGCAAAATCCGGTTTGTTTTTTATATATGCCATACTGGATTCGTCGGATTCTTGCCAATCTGATGGGATTATCCCCAGATCAATTAGTTCTATGGCACCTGCAATCTCGACATCATTAATGGTTGGTTTGTCCTCGAGCTCATCATACTTTATGACACCTGGCACCCCTGATGCAAAAATCTGCCAATATTCACTGTCATTCCCCGGAACATTTCCGGTTGTTTCCTTTTTTGCAACATACGAACTCCCGTTATAATAAACCACATCAGGATAATCATACGATGCCGTATTGTCATAATCCCCGCAAATTTTATACCCTGCCTGCTCGATTTTTTCGTAATATCTCTGTGCTAATTCTGCGTAACGCTGTGACTGCAGACTATAAAACAATGAATTATCAACCTCATCACCCTCACGTACTTCACCTCCTGTTCCTCTCGCCCATGATCGAGCCGCGTCTGCCATCCCTCCTGCAGATGCCGCACTCTCCTGCGCTGATGCGGCGGCTGTCCCAGCATCGGCTGCGCTTCTTCCTGCTGCCGTCTCGCTTGCCTGCGCCTCCGTGGCGGCGGCTACCGCATCTGTGGCACTCTTGCCTGCTGCCGTCTCACTTGCCTGCGCCTCCGTGGCAGAGGTGGCAGCGGCGGCGGCACTCTTTTCTGCAGCCGCCGCGGAGCCCTCTGCGCTGCTGTTTACTGCATCTATTGCATTATAGATTGACGATCTTACATCCCGTCCAAATTTTGCATTTGCGATCTGGTCGAGCCATTTTTTTATGTTTGCCATACATATATCCTCCTATGATATTCCGGGCTTGCCCAGCTCCTTGATCTGACTGCTCAGCTGATTTATCCATGCATTTTGCTGTATTACGCCATTGTTGATGTTTTTTACATGGGCAGAGAGATTATCCGCTGTCTGCTGTGCCTTAGCTGCTGCACTGGCTGCAGCTCCTGCAGCCGACTGCGCCGCGCTTATAGCCTGCTTTGCAACACGCATCGCCTCGGAATCATCCACACTTTGAGAAAATTGTCTTACAGCATCCCCACGAATACCAAAAGCCGTTATATAATGTCCATAGACATTGCCCTGCATATCCACATAAAACGCCCGATTGTTTACATCTATGCCTTGATTGTTTAAGGTTATGATGGGCTGTCCGTTTGAATTTTTTATTGTTATGCTGCCGTCCTGGTTGTTATATCCGCCTATTTCCAGCACTGTTCCCTTGATGCTGCCCTTCCGTATATCCACACCGTTGATATCAATACGCGCTATCAGATTATCGTTACTATCCCTAACTACTATTTCGCCGTCACGTCCGGATCCAGTACCACCAAGCAGTAACGTCCCACCCCGGATCCGATCCGCAAACATTGTCCCTGTCGTGATAAAATCTGCCACAAGATTTCCGTCGATTGTCCATGCATTCCGGTATGGTCCGTTATATCCAGTGGTGGAAAATCCTATACCGTTTTTGTTAATCCTGATCACACTTTCGGCAGTGTCCTTGTCCGGGCTGTCCATGATCAGGATCTGTGACGGGACACTCTTTGCGTCCTCCCCGCAATCCAAGATAACATATCCACCTTTGGCGCCCGTGATCAGCTGCGTTGCATTATCCACCGCATACTGTATTCTGGGGCTTATGCTGTTAGCTATCCGCTTTACCCGCTTGTCTATTTCTGCGTTTGCGTGCGATGTACTCGTTGTCATGCTTTTGTAGGCTGCCCCAAGGCTAAAAGTGTTTTTTTCCGGCTGCGTAAGATATATGTCCATCTTACTGACAAGCATCCGCACATGATCCAGATTATTGTACTCAGACTCCACATAACAATATCCCAGTTCAATTGATTCAATTTCTGGGCTGGTCATGTTTAAATCAACCGCCTTGATCTCGACAGCATTTGTTTCTGCAACTATACTATCCAGATATGCCTTTGTTTTCCGGGTAAGCTGCGGTATTGTTGTCACATCTTCAAATTCAACAGTCCCGACAATACGACCGTATCGCGCTATCGCCGTATCGTCTTCCACCATCACCGTCGGACTATTCCCTTCTTTGTCCTCCGCACCGATGCCGATCATTACAGTGCGTATTTCTGCGGCACTTTTTGACTGTTTCAGGTCAATAATATTTTCGCCCAGCCTGATATCCTGCGTATTATAATTTAATATACTCTGATTGCAGTCTATATACAGTTTCCCGTCAATCTCCTCCACCGCAATATACGCATCCAACAGTTTAATGACCTTGTTTTTAAACTCCTGCATGGTTGTCGGGTAATTTTTGTTTGCCCGGACAATATTATCGTTTGTATCTACGTCCGCCAGATCGAGTGTCCTGATGATAAACTGTTTACCTGCATCAACCTGCGAATTATGGGAGGCTATCAACTGCCTTACGTAATCTGCAGGCGTCCCCTCGTATTCATAGGGCAGTATAATGCTGTCCATCAGGTATGCAAGGATCCCCTCGCATTTTACCTTGCCAGTATTGTAGATGTCACGCTCATCACTTGTTACACGCCCTGTAAACATCCACTTTTTGTATGTCTTATGATCCGTCTTATAAATCTTGATGAGCGATACGAGAGGTACGATACTGGATATCTCCGGATGCGTAGGATGCACATTAAACACAAAGACGCCATGACTGTTAATCTGCAGTGTCAGTTTTGGATCTCCCAGTATATAATTTTCGTCACGCATATCCATAAGGACATGCTCGATCCCGTCAAGCACAGACACCACCTGATACATTAAAGACTGCCTCCCTTATTTTCGATTGTAACTGTTCCGTGTCCCTCAAAAGCCAGGAGATTTACGCCCTCCTCAAACTTAATGTCAAAAATTTTGTTATTTCCTGCGATAAGACTGTATTTTTTGCCTTTAAATTCCACAGTCATCGCTGATGATACTGTTATTACAGGTACATACTTTTTCCTCTGCCCAACATATGTTACTTCCAGCGTGCCGTCTACATCGAGATTGGATGTTTCATTTGCGACGCCTATCTCAAAGTCAAACGGATCCCACAGCCAGTCATCTCCCCAGTCATATTTGTACGGATCAACGGCACACTGTACTGTTATCACACCCTTTAATGGCTCACTGCTCAATGCTGTCGCACTGACGCGTCCAATATAATGATAATTTCCATCATCATCAAACACGATCTCTGTAAATTCTTTCCCGTGTATCGCATTCATGACCTGGCTGTATTTGCTGTGTATGCGGCGCTCGTCTCCCAGCATCGCAAACTCGATCGTTATTGTCCGCCTCTCGTATTTGACATCACCGCCAGTCAGTGCCTCCGTGATGTCAATATCTCCGTCAGCTGCCGCCACACTTATTCGGTACGCCTTTGGTTTTGGAGGCGTTATTTTTATACTGCTTATCACCAGTCCCAGATCATCATAGCTATGCACATTTCCAAACCGCACACCTGTCATTCATACAATCCCCTGTCTTTATCATATTGCATTTCCCCCATCCTGTTATCCAGCACAGGGAGCAATTCACCCACCAAAGCACCTGTATCTGTCACCACCTGCATCCTGGACATTCCGGGCATATACTGCGCCATCATATTGTACATACGCTCGCACATCTCATAGATCTGCGTTGACGCTGCACCTGCCATGCCAGCATTTACAGTATTCGGCGGATCTATCGCCTGTATATCCGGCAGGGAGTCCTGGATCACATTGTTGATATTTGCCATGGTGTCTTCCCATCCGGTTATGTACCCCTCTCCGGACATCTTTCCCAACCATGCAAATTCCCTGGACGGGGAATGTATATCAAGTGCAGCTCTGGCAGTCTCAATTGTGGATCTGCACATGGACTGTATCGTTGCGATCACTCCGCTTTTACCAGATTCGATTCCCCGCTGCAGTCCCTCAGCTACATTCCTTCCCATGTTAAAAAATTCCCCGTCAGGAAGCCCCATTCTGGTATCTAAGATCATATCCGATGTCACCTGTCTGATAAGATTGAATATGCCCTGTTTGTTACCGTCAATCCCCTTTCTCAGTCCCTCATCAAAATTCCTTCCCATTTCCTCGGTCTTTTTTGACGGTGAATGTTCATCCAGCGTTGTCCTGACTGTCTCAAGGGCATCATATGACATGGAAGCGGACGCATCTTCGACCACTCCCGTCCCTGACAGGATCCCATCAGCAAGACCTTTTGCTGCATCCGCCCCGGCTGTCACAAACGAATCCGTGATAAGTGCTGCAGTTGCATCTGGAAGCGCAAGAGCAGTCTCAAAAAGTTTATTCGCCCGGTCAAGTTCCTCACTTGTCATACCCACAAAAGTTGACACATAACCCGCGCCAGTCGGTCCCATATCTGCAAGTCGCTGCAGAAGTCCCTGGTTAATCCCCCTGTCAGCCAGCGTGTCCATATCCATCGCCCACTGCGAAACACCCGTTACCTGCGACTGCATATTTTTGAGGAGTTCCTCCGCCGACATCTTGCTTTTCCCTGAAAACTCTGAAAACAGATCCATCTGGCTGCTTACTTTCTCCGAGACTGATGTATACATCTCATGATATGCCGTGACGGTTTCTTTGGACATCATCCCGATATCCGAGCTTACTTTCCGCACTGCCTCGCCTAAAGCAGCCACATTCCCGCCAGCTTTTTCCACAGAACTGTCATTTGCAATATCCGCCATGGTTTCCGTATATTCACTGCCCAGCGAATCAACTGACTTACCCGTATCCAGAATCTGCCCGCAAAATGACTTGGCATCCTCCACCATCTTTTCATACTCACTGCGTATTTCATCACCGAGCAACACCATATCCGGCATATTCTCCGCAATGATGCTGTCAAGATCCTCCATGCTGTTTACCAGTCCGAGTGTGTAACCTTCCCCTGACATCTCTCCCAGATATTCAAACGCCTTGGACGGGGAATGGATGTCCAGTTTTTCCTTTGCCGCCTGGATCGTTCTTTCACACAGTGACCTTATAGATTCAAGCACCCTGCTTTTTCCAGCCTCTATACCATTTCTAAGCCCCTCTATTGTCTGGGTGCCGATTCTCTTATACTCTTCGGGCGGGATCCCCGTCTTTGTCTCGGTGAGCATGGTTCCCGTAAGCTGTCTGATCACAGCCAGTACATTCTTTCCGTTCCCGTCAATTCCTTTCTGCAGTCCCTCATCAAAACTTTCACCCATTTCCCGGGTTTTTTTCGAGGGTGAATTGATATCCAGCTCCGTTTTCAACGCCTGCAGGGCAGATTCGCCAATATTCCGGGCGGCAGTGACAGCAGCATCCATCTCTTCTGTGACACCGTCCTCAAATCCCTGTGCGGCGCTACGTCCTGCCTCAAAGTAAGAATCAGTAATGTTCATCGCAGCCGAATCGCTGAGCATAACAGACTCCTCAAACATCTTGTTGGCTTCTTTCAGCTGGTCGTTTGTCATTTTTACAAAGGCTTCCACATACCCGGCTCCCTGCGGTCCCAGATTGGCAAGATGCTGCAGGAGCCCCTGGTTGATTCCTCTGTCCGCAAGTATATCCATATTTTCAGCCCACTGCGACACACCATCAATCTGGGACTGCATATTTGCCAAAATTTCTTCCGAAGATATCTTAACCTCACTGGTGAACTTTGAAAACAGATCCATCTGTCCCCATATGTTCTTTTGCAGACCATCATACATTTCATTGTATTTTTCGATGATTTCATCGGACATCTGGCTTATGTCACTACTTGTCCCCAGCGCAGCACTCCCAAGCATCTTAAGAGCTTCCACCCCTGTTGTTATCGCCTCGGTTTTTGAGATATACGACATGGTCTGTTCGTACTCAACACCCAGATCCGCCAGATGACTCATAGTTTCGCCAATCTGTTGCGTCAGGGCATTACAACTTTCCGCCTCCATCCGCCATGCTTCCTGACTTTCCCTGCTTATTCCCTTAAAACATTCCAGTTCCTCGTTCATCCGGGCTTCTGCATCTGCCAGCCGCTTTGTAGCCTCCTCCTGCTCCATCCTAAGTTCTGCAAGCTTTTTCTCGGCTTCCCACTGTTGATCTGCAATCTCTGTCAAATCTTCCCGCGCCGCCGCTACTTTCATAAGCTCCATCTGCGCATCAATGTTTCCAAGCAACGCCTCAGTCGACATGTTGGTAAGCCCGGTCTGCTCATCAATACTTAGGTTTAGCTCCGGCATTGCAGTGTTTAGCTCATCGATGATCGCAACCTGACGTGCCTGCTCCGACGCTGTCAGATTTGTCTTGCTCTGCAGCGCATCCAGCTCATCAACCAATCTGATACACGCGTCCCTCTGGATATCAAAACCAGCCTTGGTTTCCGCACGTTTCTGCGCACCAGCAGCTATTTCTTCATTCATTTTTTTTGACGCATCTGTCAGTTTTTTCGTGGATTCCGTCAGCTGTGCGGTCTCTTTATCCGCAGTCTTTGAGTACAGCGTTATCGCGCCAACCACTCCCGCGATCGCTGTCGCAAGAAATATGTACGGGTTTGCATTTGCCGTAACATTAAACAGTTTTTGCGCAATGGTCGCCGTCTCTGTCGCCACTGTATAGGCAATTTTTGCCGACGTAACACCTCCTATCAGCCCGGCTACGATTTCTCCATTTTCCAACAGCCATGTAAAACCGTCGATCATTTTTGGCAGTGCCTTTTCTGCAGTCCCGATCGCATTTTCAGCCACTTCCCCAAGCGCCTTTGACATGTCACGCAGGGACACGCCCAGATCACCATTGTCGATTTCTCCCTGCAGTCTGCTGACCGCATCTGTCGCAGAGTCAACAGCAGATTTCATTTCATCGTCAAAAAGGTTATATGCCGTAATCCCGAGACCCTCCATGGCACTTTTCAGGATCGTAACCCTGCCTTTTAAATTATCGTTAAGCGTGTCCGCCATCGCCTGCGCAGCCCCGGAGCAGTCACTAATCTGCGCATTTAGGTTCTTATATTCGCCGTTCGTACTTTTTAGGAGAGCATTTACAGCAGCTATATCTGTTTTATTAAAGATGGTCTTTATCAGATTCGTTTTCTTGTCCCGTGTCATGTCAGACATCAGCCTGTTCATATCAGTGATGATGTCATTCAGGTCACGCATATTCCCTTTGGAATCATACACACGCAGCCCCAACGATTTGATCGCATCCGACGCCTTATCTGTCGGTGCGGATAACGACAATAATACATTCCGCAGGTGCGTTCCGCCCTCGGCTCCTTTCAGGCCGTTGTTTGCCATAACGCCAAGGGCTGTGTTCATCGTCTCGAGACTCTGCCCTGTAAGCGCTACAGTACCGGCGCATACGAGCGTCGCCTCTCCCAGCTGTGCGACGCTCGTATTGGATTTCTGGGACGTCTTTGCCATCTCGTCGATATAATTATCAAGCTCACTCGTCTCTAGCCCCAGAGCCGCCATGGAGTCTGTGACAAGATCTGCCGCATACTGTAGTTCAAGGTTTCCTGCGGCTGCCAGATTTAAAACTCTGGGCAGCGTGGATGCTGCCTTTTCCGCGTCATATCCCGCCAAAGCAAGATAGTTTAAAGCCTCTGCAGACTGTGACGCGGAAAACATCGTCGCTTTTCCACAGTCCTGTGCCGCCTTGCTCAAGACCTCATACTCTGCGCTGCCACGGGCGATCTCATCGGTTGTCAGACCCATGGTAGCCGCTACCTGAGACATGGACGCCTCAAAGGTCATCCCTGTCTGCGTGGCGGCTGTCGCAATCGTCGTAATGCCATTCGCAATCGCCTTGATTCCGTCCTTTATGACGCTCGCAAGCAGTTCCGCCTTTAAGACATCGGCAAATACGGATGTTTTGTCACCAGCCTCCTGTGCTTCGTTTCCAAAATCCTCAACAACGTCACCGCACTCATCCGCCGATGTTTCCGCCTCCTGCATGCATCTTTCATTTTCGGCTATTGCCGCATTTAATTCCGTAAGTTCCAGTTCCGCATTGTTACAATCGCGCTGGTATCGGTTAACCCTGTCGCCTGTCTTTTGTACTACTTTTTCCTGTGCTTCATACTGCTCGTTGACACCTTTTAGCTTTTCAGATAACTTTTCTACTTCTTCGCTGTTTGCTCCGTATACGGTCTTTGCATTTTCGATTTCCGCATTAAGGGATTCCCGCGCCTTCCCGAGATCCGTGAGCGCGTCCTTTTCCGCATTGTATTTTCTGACTACCTTTTCCTGCATATCCTGCAGTAATGCCAATTTGTTTTTCTGTTCTTCCTGCAGTTTTATGTACACCTGCTGTTTTGCACCCAACGCCTCAAGCGAATCCCTATTGTCTTTATATTTTGCAGTTACAAGCTTAAGTTCGCTCTGAAATGCATTTAATGCCGTTTTAGAGCTTGCCAGTTTTGCCCGGAACTCCGCCTCGCCATCGATCACAATCCTTGCGCCAATCTTCTTCTCCGCCACGGCAGCGCCTCCTTACATATCCCGCATGCTGACAGGTCTGTCCAGCCTGTCAGGGATCTTATACAGCAGTTTCTTGATTGTCATGTTGTGGATCTCCTTGTAAGAGTCAAAGAGATCCATGTACTCGCCTATATACAGATGCTCTGTCTCCGCCCTTGTGAGTCCCATGTGCATCCCCTGCGCTATGATCCGCCAGAAGTCCATTTTGTCACTTGCATTCTCATCCACCCTCTGACGGACTACACGTTTTTTCTTTCAAAACATTTGTCCAGTTCTTTGTGCATCTGCAGTGCCGTTTCATACAGTCCAAATTTCGCATTTTTTACGGCGTCAAGGGCTTCGTTAAGTTCATCACTGCCACATGCCTCTTTAAGCATACAGGGCAGAATCGCCGCGATTACCCTGACGGACGGATCGCATCGGTCAAACATGATCTTGTTTTCATGGTCCAGCAGCGCATTGCCATCTTTGTCTTTCCTGATCTTTACGCCCGTCAGAAGCATCTCAAAATTTGATATCGTGTCAAACTGCTCCTGGATCTCTGCAAGCACATTGATATCGCACCGAATCGGATATTCCTTTCCGGCAAGAACTACTTTTTCCGTATGCTCAAACATGCTTTGATCCCCCCTGTCCTTACTCTGTTAATTCCGGCGTCTCCCCATCCTGGTTCCCACTGCCTTCATCCCCTGATGTTCCGCCCTGGTCTCCGTCACCAGCAGGCTCCGATGGATCCTTTGACTCCTCACCACCTGACGTTCCGCCCTGGTCTCCGCCTCCCGGAGTCTCAGGCGGCGTTACTGACGGCTCCTCAAGCCCAAGCGTATCCCGCAGCCACTTGTCGGCATCAGCCGCATCATCAAAAGTCTTTGTAATTTTCCATTCCCTAGTCTTAAGCCCTGCAATCGTTCCCTCGATCGTCGGTGTTTTAAACTCGAGCGTTTCACCTTTGGTTGTATATTCATTGGTGGATTCGCTAAATTTTACCTTATAGATGACCGTTGCTTCATATTCTTTCCGGCTGGAGATCCGTATATCCACATAAAATCCGACACCAACAAATTCTCCCTCATCGTCAGTCCTGTATGTAACAGTCCTTCCAGACTGATCCACTTCGTGACCAAAGCAGACCTCACTCGCAGCTATAGGCAGGTGATCGGTGCCCAAAGATATAGCCCCGTCTTTAAATTCTTTCACCATGTCCTTCAGCCGATTGTTGGCGTAAAGCTTCGCCTCGTTATAGTTCGGAGTAACGCTCACAGAGATGGCTTCACCACATGCAAAACAGCCCGAATATTTCTTTTTTCCCTCATCAACCAGTTTTGCGATATATGGGTTTGCTAATCCTACAAATGCCATAATTTTAATCCTCCTAATCTCTAAATCCTGCATACCTGCAGTCAAATGTTGTCCTGCGTATTCTGTTTCCGGGAATATCCATTTCGAGCCCGGAACTGATCGAGCTTACCACAAATTCATTTGATTCGAGATAATCCCGTATCTGTCTTTTTAATTTAAAATAATCAAATTGCGGCGGCGTATACAGACTGACATAGATGTCGCACTGGTCAGCCAGTACCCTGTTACTACCGCACAGCACAGGTCTTTCGTCCTGATACACAATGGTAATATACTTTTCCGCGTCTTCATCGGTGCATATATCCTGATATACCGATATGCCTGTTATGTCCGCCAGCCGCATGAGTATATCCGTCAAATCCATTTACCCGCCTCCTGTTTTCTCATCAAATTTCCGTTGTATGATATCCAGTACCGCATCCTGCGCATCATTTGTTGCTTTCGCCAGAAAGGGGCGCGCGGGCTGTCTTCCGGCAATACCATACTCTTTCCAGATGGCTTTCAGCGCATTGCTGACCGGGTAAGTGCGTTCTCCCTTTTTTGCATGGTATACTTTTACTTTTGAGTAGCCTTTTGGTGTCACATTTACAATCCAGGCACCGTTTCTGGACTTTTTGGGTTTATTTGCCTTTATCGACTGGACAAGTTCGGAGTCCCCGGAATGTTCGATTGATGACTGTACTGCTGCTTTCATACTCCTTTCAAGGACAGGCACCGCTTCTGCTAGTGCCTCTTCTGCCAGCTCGTCAAAATCTACATTAAACAGGTTATCCAGATCAATATTGTCGTCGTACACATCAAACCTTGCCATACTCACCTCTTACATACGATCTCTGTTTTTTTGTAGGATCCTTTCCTGCGCACGTCATGGATCCTGTATACCACACCTTCAAACTCCACCATATCGGGACGCTTCCCTCCAATCAGTGACGCCCTGTAGGAATCTGTATCAACCTTAAATATTGCAGACACGTCCACATCTGCCCGCTGTGCCGCATATTTTTCGATCACACCCGCAGACCGCATTTCGGCAAATATCTCCCGCCTGACAGTACTTTCAGTTTCCTCAAACCCGCGGTCGTTACGTGTCCTGACCGTCGTCAGCAATGTTATCAGTTCGTTGTACATTGTATTCACCGCTTAGTGCCATGGCGTCTCTCAATTTCTCAAAGGACGCCATGTATACACTGCCTTTCTCCTCAAAATCTTCCATCCCTTTGGCGTATAGTTCGATTGCCTTTCTGATCAATGGTTTTTCGCTGATGCTTCCCTCTGCATCAAAAGGATCCACTCCGGCGCGCAGCAGCTCACATGCCCCTGCATCAATGTCCGTCTGAATGATATCATCAAGCAGATTGTGCGTTATCCTCTGCGACTTTTTGATCTGGTCAAGCATCTCCATGATGATACCCCCTCACATTTATTTTGTCGGTGCAGGATCCTCTGTTTTGGCAGGTTCCGTATCCTTAGTGGTCAGCAAAGCATGCGCCCTGCTCGTAATAATGTTTCCGTCCATGATCGCATAACCGCAGTAATCCGTCTCACGATCCTTCACACGATCCTCTGTCAGCATTGTCATCTCTTTATTGATGTTTGTGTGATATCCGGCAAAGGCATTTGACATCAAGATCTCGCCGTCAGCCATGGAGTCGTCTTCCTTGACTTCCATCCCGAGCACTCTGTACCCGCCGCTTGTCGGATCCGGCATAAAGATCGGGCGCTTGTTGGCGTCCACGATATTCGCGATCCTGGTCCAGATGGTCGACGAGTTGGCATACAGTTTCAGCCCCGCACTGTAACCACTCTTGATCCGCGCCCTTGCTGCCGTAATATTGGCAAATGTAGGCGTTCCCGTGTACTCTATTACCTGCGGAGTGCCGTCTTCTTTCTTTAACGCCGTTACTACGCCTGTAGGTTCCGGCTTGCCGCCCTCAACCGTACCCTTGCCATGGGTAGCACCATACCCTGCTGCCGCACCCATTTTCTTTGCCATCTTGCGCTGGATATACGGGATAAAGTCATCCATTGCCATCTCCTTAAGCTTCCAGCTTACGGTGATCACTCTTGACAGCTCACAGCCGGACAAAGTAAATTCCTTAAAGGTTTCCTTTCCGTCCCCTGTCTGCTCGGACTCCACGTACCACGCCGCATCCGAACTGGTATCCTCCATCGGAATGGCAAGGAGACCATTTACGTATGTTTTCTGCACATCTGCAAAATAGGGGTACATTTCCCCTGCCAATTCCCAGATCTTTGTCACGACAGTTTTGGGGATCACTCTCCCGGTATTCTTGGTCGTATGGGTATACGCCTCATTCACCAGCCTGTACGCCTCATCCTCCCTGTCATTGAGTGTCTTTCCCTGCAGTGTTTTTGCCCATGCATTCAGATAATTTTCTGACGCCCATACTTCCAGTACATTTTCTTTATTCCCGGACCATTCTGTTTTCCCCTCAACCACAACTGCATCTGCCAGCGCGGGCTCCCTGTTCAGGGCATTAAAATTTGCTGCCGCCTGTGCGATCAGATCCCACTTTTGATCCAGGGCTGTAACCTCATCCATCTTAGCCTGTGCTGCTTCCGCATTCCCCGAATCGATCAGTGCCTGCGCTTCATCCATCAGCTTTTTTCTCATCGCTTCATACTGCTTTCTGTTCATCGCTGTTCTCCCTTCATCTTTAAAAAATTGAATTTTGCCCGTATCAGGGCAGTACCCTCATTCGGATCGCTCCCAGTTTCGCCGATCATATTTCTTACTTTTTCCATACGTTCCGGCGTCGGAAGCCTAAAGGCACTTCCGTTTACCAGCGGCTCCGGTTCCGCCTCATCAAACATGATCTTATCTATCAGTCCGCGCTCTTTTGCCTGCTGCGCGGTCAGCCACGTCTCCTGCTCCATCATCTCAAGCGCTTCTGATTCGCTCATTCCGGCTTTATCCATATATGCCGTACACAACGCCCTGTCAGCCGTCCGCAGCACTTCCCCCATATGCTCCATGGTCTTGTGATTTCCGCGCACCCCTCCCGATACACAATGCACCATCATCAGGGCAGTCGGGGACATCTCACAGTAACCTGCCATCGCCGCGATCGATGCCGCACTGCACGCCTCTCCGGTTATATAGATCCTGATATCCTCCCTGTGTGTTTTTAGCAGCGTATAGATCTCTGATCCCACATCGATCACGCCCCCCGGCGAATTGATGTATACCTCTACCTCGTCACCTGCCTTAAATGCATCCAGTATCTGTTGTACATCTTTTGGGCACGTACTGTCCTCGCCAAAAAAGTCATAATACCACTTGTAATCGTTTGGGATCATCACGCCCCTGATATTAATCCTGTGTTTCATCATTTTCCTTTCCCACAGTGTCCAGCAGTTTTGTCGCAAGTGCTGCCATCACCATGTAATTTTCCGCATTCATTTTATTTAGCAGCCCGCCTACCATATCCACAACCTGTGTGTCCAGGCGGCGTATGGGCTGATCCCCGCCCTCGATCGGCGCCATGTTCATCGTCTCCCGCCACTCGTTCGGCGTCATGGCTCCACGGTCAACCATCTGTACAAATCCCAGCTTTGTGGTCAGACTGGCACACTGCAGGTTACTCGCCTCAAAGATGATCCTGTTGTTGCACCCGCGCTCCCGCCTGCTAAAGAGACGGACAGAATAGGTCTCGCCCAGCTGGATCGCAAGCGGCTCGATCTCCGCCTCATAGTATGCATTCCAGTCATCTTCTGACCATTTTGACTGGACAATACTTTCATTCGTGTTAAAAAACGAGTATATCCGGTTGATCGTTTCCTTTGTCTGCAGCGCATTGGGCACATAGTCTTTGGGTTCGATACGGACTGCATCCGTCTTTGCATCCGTTCCGGCTGCACCCCATGTATCACTCTCGACACTCAGATAATTGTCAACAAACTCCTTTACGTTCTTTTTGATATCTTCCGGGCGCATCGACTGCGTAAATTTTAACAGCCATCGTACAATGCCACTGTTTTTTATCGCCTTGATGATCCCCTGGTCGATTGTACCGATCACTTCCATCATCTGGGACAATGCCTTTGCAGGACTTTCCCCAAAGATGTCATTTTCATTAAAATCCTGCCGCAGGTGGATCACTTCGTGGTACGGAAACTTCTGGTTCCTGCCATTCCGGTATGTAAACTTAAGAAAAAGTTCATTGTCCTCATATTCCGTTTCACACAACACGCAGGGGATCGGATATAGCTGCATTGGTTTCCCGTTTTCATCCCGCACGATCAGGATAAATGCATTGTTGTTCAGGCATAACTGCGTCGCTACTTTCTCCTGAAACTGCTGCCCTGTCATAAGCGGGTTGGGTTCCGAAAGCAGGAAGCGGATATTGGCGTCAGGATTGATCGTCAGACCAGCCGCATCAGAGCGTACATGTTTCCCGACAAGTTTTCCGACCGCCTTGACTTTTGGGCGCAGGCACGATCTTACAATATCACTCTCATACAGTTTCCCATTCCACGAATAAAAGCTTTCACCGTATGTCGTGACCATCTGCATGATACTCTTTTCCACTTTTTCATCTGTTTTCGTTGGCGATCTTTTTCGAAATAATTTCATGTGTCCCCCTATATCATCGACAGGTATTCTTCCAGGTTATTTTCTAAAACCACATATGCGTCCAGGAGACCCGCAAGCCCGTCAATCCTTCTGGTGCCGACATTCCCCTTGCAGGGCTGGATATTATCATTCTTGTCGACATCAACAACGGTGTTTCCCAGGCACCATTTCAGGATCGGATTGTTATTATAAATGACCTTCTTTTTCTCCAAATCCGCGCCAAGGGATTTCATCGGGCTTGACAGTGTCTTTTTTCCCTGGATCACAGGCTCCATCACTACGGCGCCAAATGTATTCTTCATGTCCTCGACAAAATATGTCGCAGACCATGAGTCGTAGCCGCATTTATAAAGATAAATGTCGTAATCCCGCTGGATCTCCTCAAACCACTCGCGGACATATTTGTAATGTACCCTGTTGCCCGGACAGGTTCGCAGCAGCCCCAGATCACGCCAGTAATCATAGGGTATCTTGTCCTCCCTGACCCTGCGCTCCAAAAGGTCTTCCGGGAGCCAGTACATTTGTAGCACATATATCCGGTTGTCGCCATGTATCATAAATAGTACCGTCGCGTTGGTCAGATCCGTCGTGCTGGACAGGTCACACCCGCCTATCCCGTAGCGCGGTTTTAGTTCTTCGACATCAAACAGCGTCCTGTTATCCAACTGTTCAAATGTCAGCCATGCCTCTGACGATGTTTCCCGGATATTAAATTCCTTGCAGACAAGGTCTTTTACCTCTGCAGGATTGTTGATCGCTTTCTTTACTTTGTTTTCCAGGTACTCCCACTTTTTCGATATCCCCAGATTTGGGTTTGCCTTCATCCATTTGCTCTTATCTGTCCACTCTTTTCGCTCGTCAAGCTCATAAATAAACGGGAAAAAGTGTATGTCCTTATAGCCATTGTCATCAAACAGTCCGTTTATGATACGCTCTGCCTCGCCATATTTTGTGTCGTAAATATCTTCCCTGATCGTACCAGCGGTCGAAGTCATATAAATGAGCGGCTGATTCCGTGCAGACACACCGTCCGCAAGAATATCATATAGCGGTTTTCCGTTTTTCCATTGGTGGATCTCATCCATCAGTGCGCAGTGGATATTCAAACCATCCAGACTGTCATAATCACTTGACAGCGGTTTAAATTCGCCGTTGTTAAACCGTTCGCTTGATATGTCTCCCACCCTACACTTAATATGCCGGGATAGAGCCTTTGACTTCCGGATCATGCGGGCGCTCTCCTGCCAGATGATCTTTGCCTGGTCACGTTTGGTTGCCGCACTATATACTTCTGGTCCCCTTTCCCCATCACCTACCAGCATGTATATCCCGACAACTGATGACAAGAGCGATTTTCCGTTTTTCTTTCCGACGATAAAAAGCGATTCCCGGCATGTCCTGTTGCCCTGCTGATCCACAAAACCAAACACTGCAGCCAGATGTGCCTTTTCCCATAGTTCCAGCACAACAGGTGATCCGTCTCCCTTTGATGGACAGCAAAAGGTTTCTGCGAAGTCTATGACATGATTCGCCCTTAATGGGTTATATGTCATCCTGTCATCCGGGTGCCGCACCTTATCCGCAAGGTATTTGTACCACTGGTATGTCTTCCTGCATACCGGTATCTCACCGCGTTCCATCTTCTGCCAGTACTCCGTGATAGGGTTGTATTTTTCGGTATATTTTGCTTTAGCCATTCTTCCCCCCTAAAAATGCCACAAACTCATCATGCTCTGGTTGCGGTCTGTCATTTTTTGGCATACAGTCAAGCAGGATCTTCATTGCCTGCGTCTGTTTTTGTGACATCGCAAGGTAAAGCTGTGCATCGGGACTTTGTTTGCTCCCATACTGGTTTTCGCCGTTTTTGTATTCGACCGTCGTCCCCTCTCTGATGATGTTCTCACGCAGATCCTGCATTGTTACCGTCAAAAATGCCACATCATCTATCAGCGCCATGACCAGTTTCTTTTTATTTTCAT